GCCTTATCTGCCGGGCTTCCCGATGCAATTGTAACCTGAGGGGAATATGTTATTGAACTGTTATTCGTTGCACCTGCCGTTTTAGCTACTCCTATCGCAGCAGCTCTCTGTTTTGAAGCTATCGTTTCGCCCGGATCGTCCAACCCATTTTTAAACGATTGCATTTTTGTAGATAAATTTATGGCCCATTTTGCACCGGTTAATCTACCAATAGCATCCAATACCATAATTATAGGAGTCAGCACACTCGACAAAAGAAATTTGCCAAATCGCTTCAACGACTCTGTAACAGTATCCCAATGCTTAACTAATAGATAAATCCCCGCTCCTAAAGCTATAATTGCAGCAATTATCCATACAATAGGGCATGCAAACAATGAAGCATTCCAAAGCCATTGAGCTGCTGTAACAAGCCCTTGCCACATTGTCAATCCCTTCATTACAATTCCATTTGTCTGCATTAATAAAATGCTTTTTCCACTCAATAGAATGTATAAATCAAGTGCCACATTATAGGCATAAATTGATGCAGTTGATAACCACATTATTGCCTTAAATCCCATAAATAGTGCACTTGCTATAATTACTATCCTCATAATTTTAGATAGATTATTCGTAACATAATTGATAATATTACCCAATGCACCCAATGCACCGATATTCTCATTTTCAGATACTAATATATTACCAAAAGAGGCCTTTAATTGTGCCAATCTATTCACAAAAGATTTTGAATTTGTGTTAGCTTGGTTTTGTGCTTCATTTGTATTCTGAATTTTTTTCGTCCAATCTTCTAAAAGTGGAAGGTTATTGAACAATACAGTAGCAGCAGTTATATTTTCTTTCCCGAATACTTTCACCATGGCCGTAGCATCTCCACTAATCTTGCTAAGCTCTTTTAGCTTACCTGCCAATTTAGTATTTGGGTCCATAAGTTTTTTTGTACTTACACCGTATTTATCCAAATACACAAGGGCTTCGCGTGGAAGTCCTTTTGCCGATGCCATGGTAACAAGTATATTTCTTGCAGCTACCCCTATTTTATCTGATTTTATTTTTTTACCAAGTACTTCAATAAGTCCTACTGACTCTGATAATTCAACATTCATGGATGATGCACTTGCACCAAATTCCTGTAATGATTCTGCTATCTGAGCTGTTCTAACATTACCTACAATTTCACCGGCTGTCAATTCATTTACTGTTTTTGAAGCATCTTTTGCCTTTTTGTCAAATTGGTTCATTATCGTTGTCAGATAATCTAATGATGGAGCTACTTCCATACGTGCAGCTTTCGACAAAATAACGCCGGCTTCTGTAATCTTACGCAACCCTTTCGGATCACTTAAGTACTCCGACATGTTAGAACCTACATTTTCAAATCCTGCTGATATATCGGCAGCAGCTATTCTGCTTTTCTTTGCCAAATCAATAACTTCAGTTTTCATTTCAACCAGCCCGGCACCGCTTACGCCTGTAACTGCACTTAATGATTGAATAGCATCATCATACTTTGTAACAGCACTAAGACCTTCTTCAACAATACCTGCAATACCTAATGCACCTGCTATTTTACCTAACTTTCCGATAGCTGAATTAATACCACCCGACATCTTGTCGGTAGCTGTAAGTATTAATCCAACTTTCATTATATTATTCACAGATACACGTTTTTTCGATTAAATATCTAAAACTCAAAATTAGGGCAATTTAATTTTTATACTAAAAAATAAGTAGGTGCAACTCGTTTCAATTACAATAAAAAAAAGAGATCATACAATTCTGTATGATCTCTTTTCACAACTTATCCGGGTCTAATAAAATCACTCCCTTTGGTATCGACTCGAATTGCTTGAACAATCTTTCGCATGAATCGAAAATATGGAAGAACTTAATCACATCCCATTCAAAAATACTATCTATTCCCGCATGTATATAATGACTTACAAATACAACATCATCTAACGGGATTAAGCGTTTTTTAATGAATCTTCCTCTTCTTCGCTTTCAGTTTTTTCTTTTCCACCAAATACCGACATATCGGCATCATTGATAAATGCAATTACTTCTACAATTTCATCATCATCAAAGCATTCTCCCAAATCTTCAAGAATGATAGGAAGCCCATTAATTCTGATTGCCGAAATTCTATTTCTCAATTCTTCGGTTATAGCCTCCTTTTTTTCTTTTAGATCGGCAGATGTTATCTTACCACCTTTCGTGGGCGTAACGCTAGCGGAATTAAGAATAACCGAATCAATTACTTTTAATCCCTTTTGTACTAGTTTAGTCAAAACGATATTACTATCAAAAGAGCAATTATGTGTAGCCTTCACAGTTCCTTCAGCCACTTTTCTTGTAAAATATTTTATTTCAGACATAGCAATTTATTTTTTATAGATTTTGAGTTATTTTATAAAACCATTTCGTGGGATTCCACGAAATGGTTTTTCTTATTCTGTAAATTATAAAATTTTATTAATTCTGATTCCGACAGGATTATATCCCTAAATTCTTCCGATACTGAGTCAATAAATCCGTTCCGTCAATCCTAAAGATATTATTCAGCACGTCAATTTCAACAATCTCTCTACCGTTAACCACTTGTTTAAGGTACGAAATATCAAGTTTCGTTGAAAGATCGGTATCTTCGCCTTTTTTGTACGAACCTAACCCGTGATTGTTTGATGTTCCTTTCAGAAAAACAACTACAGGTTGTTCAGTTTCTTCGCCATCGCTGAAAACTGTTTTGTTGGAACGTACCATCAAGTCGATAGTCTTACTCGGATTAGCGCAGGCAATCTGAACATCATTCTCCGGGTAATTCCATTTAATCGTTGCTTCCAACGCTTCAATGGTTTTATTCCAAAGCTTCACCACTCCCACAAGCCCTAAAGCTTTATATTCGTTTTTACCGAATTGAACTTCCGGTAACGTAACTTCAGAAGCCTGACCATGTGTTGATGTACCGTTAACGTAAACGTTAGCATCTTGTACTTTACTTATTGTTGCTCCCATAGTTATTGAATATTAGCTAAAAGATTAATATCAATTGTCTTGTCGAAAGTGATCCGTTCAGCAGGTGTTGGAGTTGTTTGTATTTTGCTAAATACAACATGGCCATCCGCAATTTCCGCATCCGAATTTTTGGAAGCTTCATACAGACATTTCGAACCTTCCAATACTGCACCACGCTTAATAAGCGAATTATAGTAAGTATTCACCATTTGCACCGCCAAATCAATGTTAGCCTGGGTAATGTTCTTATCGGTGAATGTGCGCAAGCATGCAAGCTCTATGCTATCATCGATAAGGTCCTGAGCACGCGTTGTACTTTCGAAAGTACCAATACCTGTTTCAGTTGGGAAACTGGCATTACGATTGCCCCATTCTCGGAAATCGGCACCATACATATTGAAGATAGTAGTTATACCGGCAGCATTCAACAGGTTCGATTCTGAATTCACATCATTTACCGAAGCTGAGATTTCAACCGATAGTCCGCTAATACCATCAATGGCATTGTTCGAATTACTTACCCAAAAACCGCCACCCTCCAGTTCTGAAGTTGCATCAAGCTTAGCACGCAATGCAGCTGAATAGGCAGAGAAAGGACGTTCAGTACCGGCAGCATCCAACGGGTTAGGATAAAGATATTTTGAACGCTCAGACATTGTGGCCCACAAAGCACCGGTAGTACGCAAAGCAATTGCTTCGGTTACTGTTAATCCGGTAGGAGCTTCAAGATATGCATAACCTTTGAACTTTTCGGCTACTGTTTCCAATGCTGTTTTCACACCACCTACGCTTGAAAAACGAGGAGCGATAAAAATCTTTGCATTAAAACCAAATTTTGTCACCGCAGCATCAAAACATTTCAATCCGCTTCTTGCGCCTGTACCCGCGTCAACAGCTCCCACAAAATCGGCAGCTTCTGGAGTAGGCGTTCCGGTACCGATTGAAACAACCAGTACTGTTGCGCCCGTTTTTCTCGTAATATTACGAATGATGGTCAATGCTTCAGGTATTGTTCCGGTAGTCCCAAATTGCACGTCATCCTTTTCGGTAGCGCACAAAATCAAAGTATCGGTGTCACCGGTAGCAGCTGTACCAATCAATCCAATAACGCCTGTCTTTATCGTATTCACCAACGATAAAACTGGTGAGGTAATTGTTTCAACCCCGTGTAAAAAAGTATCACTCATTTTTTATAAGTTTATTTTTTTTATTTTTTACTGATAACTGTTTACTGATAACTTCCAACTGGATAAATCCTTTCTTGACAAGATTTGATACATAATCGCATTTCGGTAAAGTTACCGTATCGCCTTTGTCCGAAATGTAATCTTTACCTTCGTATGTAAAAGCAATAATTCCAAAAACGTTTACGTATTTCATTTGTCTACTAGGTCAATTTGTACAAACTTCGGATAAGTGGGTTCGGGTAAATTTTCGACAACTCGCGTAGTGGTAGAAAATACAACTACATAATTCCAATCGTTCTGAGTTGTAGTATCAAGATAACCGTTTTTTACAAGTTGTAATTGTGTATATCCTTTTCCGATCTTA